CAAGACTTTAAGAGAAATCTCTTTTAAGAAACCTTCTGAGGGGGTGTCCCCTACCTCAGCACCCAATTCATTGGCGAGCGCAACTTTGGTATCTTACATACCGAAGCAGGCTGGATCACTAAAGTTTCCTATGAAGAAACCATGGTTTGATGATAATTCTTTACTTTACAGTAAAGAAGAATCATCATATCTGGTTCCTAAAATTGGAAAACTTTTCTCCCTCACTCAAAATCAAGAACGTAGCCTTTACCGATTAATAAAGGTTATGAACTCAATTTGAGGTAGGCGTGATATAACGAGAAATGATCGAGTAGCGATTTTAAAAGGGCTTAGAAAGCACTTTATAAAAATAGCTATGAAAGAAGATACAGTTGATTTTAGAAAAGGAAAGAAATGAAGTAAGTTTCTTAAAATTAAGAAACCAACTAAATTTCAATCGTTTCTGAAATTAATTATATCATCTAAAGATGATTTCGCATTAGAATACTTAAAGCAAGAAGAATCATGAATGTCAGATAATAACTACTGCAGTGCAGTTTTATCATTACTCTGACGCTCACGTGATCTTAATCTTGAACCGGTAATTGACCTTAAACCAATTACAGATTCAGTGACTGAAGATATATTAATTAATATAAAATCAGTATCACAAGAGATTAGAGATCATTTTCATGAGTTAAGTATACCGACTGATGTCATTGAAGATTGAGATAGTCGAAACATTATACCACACTGGTCATCGAAAAGTGGTCCACACGGACACTCGTCTTTAACCAGTATAGTGGATATATATAACTATACTGAAGATGAGTGAAATGATATTGAGAACTTAGGTTCCAATTTCATCCCTTCATTTTCAGAATATAGAAATATAAAATGAATCAAGGATTTCAAAAGTCACAGCGGTGATCCAAAAGTATATAAGAGACGACTGTCAGCTATAGCTGATTATGAAGGTAAAACCAGAGTAATCGCTATAGGTGATTGAACATCTCAAGTGTACTTGCGACCTTTACATAATAGAATTATGAATACTTTAAGAAATATAAAGTCAGACATAACTTTTAATCATGAAAGGTTGCCTGGTATTGTTAAAAGCTATTGAGATAGATCTAAAGATTGGTCGGCAGTTCAATACAACCAAATGGCTGGTTGGACTTATGATCCATATTCGATAGATCTTGTCTCAGCAACTGATAGAATACCAGTTGATATCACATCTGCAGTTTTATCCAAGTTATGAGATAATGATAAGTTATCAAATGACTGGAAGAAACTGATGACA